CGAGAGGGGCGATTGGTTATTACTTGGGTAACTTTACACGGTTCATCAACTGGCCACTAATCTCGTGCAACTCTCTGCTTCGCTCGGGAGTCAGGGTGCGGGCGTGTGCGGTGATCGCCTGCGTCAGTTTCCAGAGCGTCGGCGCACCAGTCACGCCATCGTCAGGGTTGTTGTTCATCAGCAGTTTCTCAACCTCCTGACCCTCGGCCTTGAGCAGCGCACCGCTGCTGGTCAGTTTCTTCACCTCGCGCTCGAGGTCAACGTCAATCTCGCTCGCGCCTTGAATCTCGTAGGCCTTCTGCATGATGTTGTCGGTGGAGAACAGGCCGTTGGTTAGGTCGCGCACCGCGCTCACGGTTGTCTGGGTGTCGAGTTCGTAGGTGCGCTGCGACAGCGACAGGTTGTCAGGCAGGCGTCCTCCGAGGTGCACCTGCTTCATCACGCTCTCGCGCACCATGCCGTTGAGGCAAGCCCCGTTGAGCAGGAACGCACGCATATCCACAGCACCATCGCCGTAGTCGCTCGTTGAGAAGCGAGCACCCGCGAAGATTACCACGTCACCGTTCTTGGCGGTGGGAACTACGATAGGCTCGGGCAGGATGGTCTCAGCCCACACCTTCGTGTCGTTCATGTAGGCGTCGCTGACGACTGCGCCCTGCGCGGCTGCTGCCTCAACATACGCGGTGAGTATCTGCACCGAGTTCAGGCGGCGGTAGGAGTCGCTGAGAACGCCACGCACCTGCATACCCACGGCGCGGATCAATACGCGGCTGCGCTGCGTCCAGTCGGAGTGCTGGTTGAGTATCTGGGCGGCGAGGCTGCGCTGCCAAGGCTCGCCTGCGGCCAGCGTCTTGAGATAACGGGTCGGTACGCCCATGCGGTCAGCCAACTGGCCTACGGCGTTGTTGTGGAGCGAGAACTCACCCTCGGGCATGTTCAGCATCAGCGAGTCCCCCTCGCCGTTGAACGTGATAACGGGGCTGTGGTCGTTTCGCTTTAGGTTCACGCCGAGAGGCGCGATATAGTCCTGTGCGATGTTACCCTCATTGATGAGGCGTTCCATGGTTGCTTGGACGCCGACGGCCTTGCCCTCAATCATCTTCTGCACCTTGTTCATAACTACCTCATTCAGTCCCTGCTGCAATGTCATATTTGCTTGTGTCATAATTGTATGCACTTAGTCCGTGTCGTGCGCAACTTTTAGATTGATAAAATTGGTTGATTATTTGTTGTTGTTTGTCGGTGTAATCACATACGTCCAAGGGTAGCCGCAGTCGGCGAAGTGGTTGTAGGATATCACCTTGATGTCGCAGGCGATGTCCTCAATTCCCTTGCGTAGCCAGCTGTCAAAGCCGTGGCCATAGAAGGTCTCGTATTGGTTGTGTACCTCTACAGGCCTGCCGTTCAGTAACTCCTCGCGGATTTCAGCGAGTTTCTCAGCGTTCTCTTTGCAACTTACTCGTTTCATAGTAGTTCGGTATTGTGGGGCAGGTTGCCCTGCCCCTGGTTAATAATCAAATCTCGTAGCCAATGAGTTGTGATACCTTGCTCAACTGAGCCTCAATCTCCTCTGCTGTGTACCAAGGCCAGATGTGCGCTGCCTCGCAAGCAACACACTCCGTATGCTCGTTCAGGTGGGCGTACAACGTAATTAAAGGCTCGTTAGTGTTGCATGAAAGGCTGCAATCCACTTCGAGCGAGGCCTTCTTCTCGCTTGTGTTCTTACCGTTGAGTATGGCATCCTGTGCCTTGCGGACGCGGCTCAAATACTTTCTTGTCTCTCGTGTCATAATGCTGTTTGTTTAATTGGTTAATATTATGCGGTTAATTCCTTTGCGATTGACTTGACGACCGTCCTTGTGCCGTCAATGTGGATATATTGGTCAACTTTGTAGCCAACCTCACAAATTGAGGTTTGACCCTTTCTGCCTCCAATTGCGTCGGCATTTCTTAAAAGTTCATGGTGCTTGCGGCAGGCATCGCCCCAATTTTCGAAAAGGAAGATGTCCTTCTCCACGTCCATAGCCATTGCGTAGTCAACGCCGTTGCTCTTGAAAAACTTTTGAATTGTCGTTTGGTAAATCATAGCGGTAAATTTTAAGCGGTTAATAAATTAGAAAACGTAGAATGATACCTGCAAGCCCCTGCGAAGTTTGCAGACGCACTTGTCGCCCTTGCTATTGAAAGCCCTGTCGAGCAGGCGGTTCATCAGGTCGGTAGCCCCGTCCAGCAGGTTGAGCAGGCCGCTCACGCCAACGAGGGTGTTAATCTTCTTGCCATCGATATAGCCAAACACTTTGATCTTGAAATTGCGATTGATTTCGCTGGTTGAATAATTAAGTTTCATAGCCGTAAAAATTATTTTGACCGTTTGTAAAATTCTTTTGACAACGCAAAATTATATGTTATTTTCAATATAACAAAACTTTTCCACGAAAATTTTCCAAAAAAATCGCTTTTTTGATGAAAAACAATCAATTTCGGGCGACATGACACGAAAATTTTCTTCCTTTTTCGTTTGGATTTTTCGTTTTTCAGTTCTACCTTTGTTGCCGATATCATTTCTAAAAGCGCAACAAGTTAACTATGGAAAAAAAGATTTTAGACGCACTCACCGAGAAATACACGGGGGTGAAGGACTCCATCCTGCGCAGGGTAGCCACGAAGCTGGCTAAGACTGTGAACAGCGAGGACGACATCGCAACCGCAGTGGAGGGTGCATTTGCAGACGTACTTGAGGCATACGGGGACCAGAGAGCCACCGATGCGACAAAGACCGCAGTTCTCAACTATGAGAAAAAACACAACCTCAAGGACGGCAAGGCTATCAGTGGGGGCGAGCCTACCCAGGAACCCACATCAGAAGGCGAGCCAGGCGGCGACGAAGCACCGGCATGGGCAAAGAAACTCATTGAGGCCAACACGGCTCTCAAGGAGCGACTGGACCAACTGGACGGGGAACGCATGCAAAGCTCACGCAAGTCCGTCATTGACAAACTCATTGAGCCGCTGCCCGCAAGCATCCGCAAGGCTTACCAACGCCAAGAACTCTCCACCATGAGCGAGGAGGATTTCACTGCTCTGCAGGAGGAAATCAAGGCGGAGGTTGAGGAAATAAACAGCGACCTGTCGGCAAAGGGTGCCGTGTTCGGCAAGCCCGCAGCGACTGGAGGTAGAGCCGATTCCAACAAAGGCAAGGCGAGCGACGCGGAGGCCGATGCAGTGGTCAAGATGATGGGCGGCACCAAGTAACACACAAATTCATTAAAGAACAAAAACAACTATGGCAAAAGCAACAAGCAACACTGCTGCGAGCCTCAACAAGGAGACCGTTCAGATCGGTAACGGCAATGACAGCATCGTCATCGTCAACGCCCTCGGTGACATCCCTGGTGGCCGCACGTTGAAGATGAGTGCCGAGGACTTCCCCAACGGAATCAAGGCTGGGCACGTCATCATCCAACTCTCGACAGGAGAGTATGCTCCCATGCCTGTCAGCGGCTCGTCCTATGACAGCCTGCCTGCCAGCGCAGAATATGTCGGCGTTGCACGTTACTCAGTACCCGTAAGCGACCCGCGCTGTGCCATCGTCACGATGGGTCAGGTCAACGCAGCCGCTTGCCCCTACTCGGTATCGAGCATCGCAAGCAACCTTCCTCACATCGAGTTCCTCTACGCTGACGCTTAATCGCTTTGTCTAACCACTAAAACAAAAAATTACTATGGTAAGCAGTCTTTTTTCTGACCTTATTAGCAAGTATTTCTCGGTGGTTGTCGGCAAGGTGACCGAGCTGTTCAACGGCGAGAACACCGAACCCACCATGCTCCACAAGAGCATGCTGACCGAGGAGTATAGTGCAGACCTCACCTGGGGTAGCACTGATTTCAACAACAGCATCGTAGCTGCTGATGTGGTATCGCTGGAGTCCAGCCTGCCGCTCAAGAAGCGCGATGTCATCACCACCGCATCGGGACAGATTCCCAAACTCGGCTTGAAGTACGAGCGTGGTGAGAAATTCATCAGCGATGTGAATGTGATGCGTGCAAAAGGTGTGAACGAAGCCCAAGTAGCCGCCAAAGTCTTAGATGATGTGACCAAGTGCATCAAGGGCATGGATGTCCGCAAGGAGATCATGTTCGAGCAGGCACTCTCCACTGGTCTTTGCATCATCAAGGACGGCTCGATGTATGCCGGCAACGACGGCACGGGCATCCGCGTGGACTTCGGCTACAAGGCTGACAACGCAGCCAATGCTGCCGCTACGTGGGGCGTGAGCGGTGCGGCTCCCGTCACCGACCTGCGCAACATGATCGATGCTGCCGCAGCCAAGGGTGTTGTCATCAAGCACCTGTGGCTGAACCGCAGCGACTTCGACAAGCTGCGCACGAGCGACGA